TTTTTTTTTTTTTTTTTTTTTTTTTTTTTTTTTTTTTTGTTGTTATCCTCACAGCACCACCCTCCCGCTACCGCCGGCGGAGGGGCGAAGTAAGTATTGCCCTAAAGTACGAGCGGAGGACAATAAGGATCCTGGAGGTTCTAAAAAACACGCCTAACTCTATACAGAGAGGTGACTCGCCCGGCGACTTATGCAGACGTACCTACTCCAACCTTGGCGCCACGAGCCGGCCACAACAGGCGATACATCCCAACTTGAAAATTGGCTACAGAGCCGTAAGCCCAAGGAGGATCACCCACGCCACCGGCGGAAGCACCAACCACAGTACGCAAGAAATGCAAATACCTATCCGCACGCAGACGGGGATCCTTGACACGAGATAGACCCCCCAGGAGCAGATCCATCTCACGCCCAGACAACAAACCCAACTGCTTTTGCCAATGAGCGAAAGGCAAAAGAAGGCGATACCAGCCGGCATCTGCTACAACTGAGTAGCAAGAATCCGAAAGGCTGCCCAAAGCATTCAGCCACTGCAAACGCCGCTCAAGCACCTCACTTCTAGGGCCTTCGAAGCCGCCAGCAGGTGGATCATAAGTCTTGATCTCGCGAACGAGAGACCCATCTGCAATGGCGGCAAGAACGCCACCCAACGTGCCGAGGTTCATAGCACTGCCAGGCAGATCCTCCGGATCAGGCGGTGGAGGGGGCAACGGGACAACGACTGAGGCTTCTGCGGCCTGCTCGGGCATTCCCAATTCAACGGCATGGGACAACAACCCGTCAGCGAGGGTCTTGATCTCTTCATCGCAAGGCTCGTTAGGTACAGCCACATCGCCTGGATCGGAGGTCTGCGGAGGGGGAAGGAAAACCCCCAAAGCAGCCTCATCCAGCGCGCGCGAATGCGGCACGACGCCACCCGTGGCATCCAAAGGGATACGTAAGCCCCCAAAGGACACCATCACGGTGCATCGCTCGTCTTCCAGACCGGCCTCGACCAAACCCGCGGAAACCAGCGCACCCAAAGACGCGGAGGAGAAGAAACCCCCCTCCGGATCAGGACGCACGCTGGAAACGCCACACCCACTACAACACGTCTCCTTATCACACACGGCCCCCCCGCAAAAACTCACCTTGTCAACATGGACGTGATGGATATAACGGCCGACACCACAGGAAAGGGTGTCGTCATCCAACGCATCCACGCTTGGAACAGCCCCGGAGAAAGCAATCGAGGCGGTCGCCATTTGGCGCCCATCTTTCATGCCACCCGTAGCCTGCACAGTGAGCAGCGCGGGGGCGCTCACCCGACCGGAAAAATCATCAAGAACAAAAGGGACAAAAGCGGGGAAGGAACAAAAGGAATCAAACATCACACGGAGGGCAAAGACTTATGTGTATCTGGCGATACGATTGCTTTATG